GGTGTTGCAATCACCGAACTCTGGAGTGGATGATAGGAATCGAACCTACTTAAAACTGATTTGCAGTCAGTCACCTAACCATTCAGTCACATCCACGAATTTGGGACTGTCTTTTCCGCATGCGAGGCACAGTCATTCCTGCGTGTATTTCTCTGTGACAGTTAGAACACAAACAAATACACTTATCAAGTTCTTCTTTCACTTTTTCCCAAGAGCGAGTTGAACCGCCCTCTGCTAAATGAAAATCTTTTTCGTTTGGGTCTAAGTGGTGAAACTCTAACGCTCCAACATACTTGTCATAACCGCAAACTTCACAGCAACCGCCTTTATAATCGACTGCTTTTTGTTTCTGTGCTCTTCGATGGTTTGTAACCATTTGTTTGTCTTTGCACTTTGTAGAACAGTATTGCTTGTTCTTCTGTCCAATAACTTCGTTTTCACACAGATGCCATTTGCACTTTTTCATCCTACTCTCCGATTAACTTTTGTTGTTAATCTATTTAGTAAAATGAAGTTTTTAAAAACGATTTGCTCCGAGTGTTGGAATCGAACCAACCTATAACAAATTAACAGTTTGCTCCCACACCTTGCGGGTCACTCGGAGCAAATCGCTCTCTTAAAACCACCGAGCGAGAGGAGGACTTATTTTGTCTGCCTCCTTTCTCTCACTCAGTACAGACATTATATAACAATATTTTGTCTGCTGTCAACAACTATTTCAAACTTTTTATTCTCAATAAAATCAAATGTTTGAAACATTTTGTTAGGGTGGGGTGGAGACTTTGCGTCTCCATCTTTTCGGTGCTCTAGAGGAGTATTTGTTGAGAGAGGCAAAGCACCGCCCCGAAACTTTATATTACTACATTTAGTATGTAGTGTCAACAGGTTTTACTAATTTTTTTACGTCTTTAAATGAAATTCTTTTACGGTATTTTCCAATCTTCATCATCGACTTGAATGACGTTAGATAGAAATCATTGGTCTCTCTTCTCCAGTGAAGAATTGCCTTATTCGTTTCCTCAACATTCAATTCAACAGGGGAATAGAACAACACATAGTTTCGACTCGTGTTTTTCAGATACTTATCACGATCAAATGATTCAACGTCAACTGAGATTGCAATATTTTCACTTTTAGTTGAGTCAATTCCAATCAAAACATAGTTGCCATGATCAACATTGAATTCTAAGTTAACCTCGTCATTAACAAACTTGAATGGTTTGATCTGTTTACCATTAACATAAATCTTTGGGTTGACTTTTTCTGGTACAAAGTATGCCACACCCACAGGTACTGTTGTGTCCTCGAAAAGAGTGTAGTCTAACTTATCCCATGCAAATAATCTATCTTGAAATAATTTAGTGCCAAAAAATGTAGATGGAATAATTGCCGCAACATAATCACAATTGTCCAACATCAATTTTAAACAATCTAAGTACATATCTTCGTACTTAAAGTTATATGGCATTTTCATTCTTTTTGCAGAGTTCTTTGCAAAGTATGGAGGATTAGTAATCGCAGTCGAAAATCCCTCCGGAAAATCTTCAATTGTGTTTCGTTGTACAACTAAAGGATGTTTTGGTTCTAAATCAAATCCTTTCCAATCACCATCAATGTAATTGAACAAATATCCTGCACCCGCAAAAGGTTCTAATATCTGATCTTTCTTTGGTCTCAATGCATTCCACTCATCGAACGCATCTCCAACAAAGGGATTTGTTGTTGTGTAGTATTGCCCATGTTGTCTTTTTGAATCAACCAACGGATAACCTCTTTTGCAATTCAATATGATTCACGATCCAAATGCGATCACTATCATAATCTTTTATTGTGGTGTAATCTTCGCCATCAATTAAGACCACATAATGATCCACTGTGCTATCTTTTTGTGCCCACTCAATAAATTCAAGTGCTTCACGTTTTACATTATCTTGGTGTCCACCCACACCCACAACTACTTTTGCAAAGACATAAGCAAAGCAGTAATCTCCTCGCCAAATCAAAGCATCCAATGATTTGAGATACTCTTCTTCGTTGTCTTTCACTTTAACGTTTTCAGCAATGCCGCCACCGCGAATCGGTCTTGCTGCCTTTGGAGATAAAGATTCTACTTGATAACCAAATTGCTTGACGTAATCACCAATACCTTTTAAAACATAATCTTCGTCTTTAGAACCTTGTCTTGATGCTTGAATCGATAACATTGAAGCAATTGCACGAGCATACAATGGATTTTTAGAACACTCTTTTGATAATGTTTCACGTGTAAGATTTTCTTTTGCAAGGTATCTTTCCAATGCCTTAACATTAATGCCGCCCAAACCTTTGGCATCTAAAAGGTTCAATCTACACAAGTCGTCGTTAGTTTCTTGTCGCATCTCTCGGATGCGTTTTGGATCAAATTTAAACATAGTAATATTTTACACCTGTTCTACTACTTCTGTCAACCATTTTTGAAAAAGTTTTTCTTCCATCCGATGTGCTTGGCGTTCCCATGGTTGCTTACTGTATGGCGTATCAGTGTAGTCTTTCTTTTTCCACATCATTTTACCATCTGCGCGTTGTTGTGCGATTCCCGAAGAATACTGCCAAACATGAACCATTTCATGAATGATAGTTTTGATCTGATCTTCTTTACCTTTGAAAAACTCTGCTTCCTTCTTATGGATATCGACGCGAAAATTTCGTTTGTCAACTTGCTCACACCAACCGTAAGCACCTTCTTTTAATGTGTCTCGTAGACACACTTCAATTTCTAAGGTGCGATACCTTGGCATTAATTCCTTGATGCACCATTTGACAATCCCTTCAACCAACTTTCGCTGTTTCTTAGTTCCTCCTGTGACCAAGACAAAATTCATTAGTCATTTTCCTTGTAAAGAAAGTATCCAATCGCAGGCAGTCTTGGAGTGAAGTAGTCATCACGTAAGTCTTGCTCCATGATCTTAGTCGTGTTTCCGTTGTCCCACTCAATGTCAACTTCTGCACCTTGTGGAGTCACTTTGTACTTCACGACCTCACCGTACCATTCTGGAATTATTGCTCCGAACAATCCGCGAACTTCATCACCTACTTGCATTATCGTACTACCTTTGCAACTGCTAACAACTCACCTTTGACTTCATCACACAACCGTGCGATTCTGATACCTTTCTTCATTGCTTCACGCTTGCATGTCGCAAAAACGCGGAAGGTCTCATTGAAACGAATCTCTTTTGCATTTACTGTCACATCAAATAAGGTCATAATTTCTTTCTCTCTCTCAATCAACAAGTACATAATAACACAAAGGGGGTGCAATGCAACCCCCTTTTCATAATTTAATCTCCCTTAGTTATCAAGTAGTTACTGACTTTTCCTCAACTTGTTTCTCAAGTTCCGCAACTCGACGTTGCAGTTTGCGAACCATTTCTCGTAATGTATAAAAGTCTCTATCACTCAATGTTAAGGTCTCCTTTATTGTTTTAATTTATACCATAATAAACATCTCACCATCTTAGCAGATTACATTTTGAATCTGCTAAAATCCTTACGCCCTGCTTTGCGTGTCGTCCACTGCATTGCATCGTCTTCGTTTGCTCGTTTACCAAATGTGCTTTGATCAAAGATTGGTTTATCGTCATCCATCACATCATCTTGTGCTGTCTGCTCACAGTCGAATAGTCGCATCTTCGCACGATCAACTCCAACTACGAACCGCTTTGGATTTGTATCTGAATAACGATTCTTCAACTGTTTCACCATTATCTGCCCCAAGTCTTCTAACTCTTCAGAACTGACCAAACCGATCATCATGTCTGCGGTTGCTGGGAGACCGAACGACTCACTTGTGTCGGTCAACTCGACATCTGAGTTACCGTAACCGCCTCGTGTTGTCTGTGTAGCAGACACCAACGGCACATTGAACTCCACTGCCAATCCACGCAACTCTTCTGCGATTGCTTTGATGAGAGTGTAAGAGTTGACTTGTGCTCCTGCTTTGACTCGTGATGAAGCACAGATGTTGAGATAATCGATGTAGATAATATCTGGCACAAACGACCGCTTCAATCGCAACTCGTTGAGCAGATGTCGAAAGTGACCAGAACCCGCACTGGCAGTAGGATACTCTTTGACAATAAGTTTACCACTTGTCTTACCCCTTACCCTTTCAATCTTCTTGTCATACATGTCCTTAGAGAGTGCCTCAAGGTCATCCAGAGTGACGTTCAGCAAGTTAGCATCGATTCTTTGGGCGATGCGCTCCTCTGCCATTTCCATGGTAATATACAAAACATTCTTACCATTCAACAAGTTAGCAGATGCCATGTGACACATCGCGAGCGATTTACCGACACCAGTACCTGCAAGGATGATGTTCAATGACTTCTTAGGCAATCCACCCTTTGTAATCTTATTTAGGTATTCAAGGTCAAATGGGACTCGTTCCTCGACACGATGGTAAAAATCATAACGAGAATCTGCATCGTCAAGAAAGTCGTGTCCGATGTTAGGATCAAATGACACCGATAATGCATCCGACAACAACTCAGGGATTGCTCCCTTGTCGTTCTTCTTGTCGTTGCCATCAAGGATTGCAATCGAGTTCATGATTGCATTGTAGATTGCTTTTTCTTGACACCACTTCTCAGTCGTGTCTGTCAACCATTGCTTATCTACATCCTCACCATCAAGTGATGAGATAAGAGATGAGGAACTGCTGAACTCTTCATCAGACAGATCATCACGACTGTCGATCTCAAGTGTCAATGCTTCTTTGGTAGGAAGACTGTTATACTTATTGATGAACTTATCGATCTCTTGGTATACAGTTTTCTCTAATCGGTCATGGAAATACTCAGACTTCAGATAGGGGAGGGTACGTCTCGCAAAGTCCTCATCATTCAGCAGATGCCTCAGTATCACCAGTTCCGTCTTTGCCATCGTTCATTTGCTCCATTTGTTCTTCGATTACAGATGTTAGAATATCCCCTATTGTACTCTCAAACTCATCGGTTGTCAAGTCGAGTTCATTGGGGTTGTCCAATGTAATCGTGTTAAATGATAGAACAACATCGCCTTCCTCTTCGTTAATTGATACCGTGTCGTACTGATATACTACACCTTCGTAATCACCTTCTTCAATTACAACTGCCCAGTGATTCTCGTGAAA